CCGATACAACTAAAAAGTAATGGCAACCACAATTCCATTTCTTGTACAAAAGACTGCGCAGGAAGGTCTTTTACAGTACTTCAGTCAATGCACTAGTCAGATGAATGAGCAGTACCGCATTCGTCAGATTATGGAGGCTATTGATAAGCAGTACCTGCGTGAAGTAGATTTCACCAAAGAGCAATTGCGAGCGAAACAAAAGAATCTTTATCAATATGATCCCACAAAGTTTCAGAATGTAATTGTTCCAATTGTAATGCCGCAAGTAGAATCTGCTGTGGCATATCAAGCTTCTGTGTTTCTTACTGGAGTTCCAATTTTTGGTGTAGTTTCTTCTCCAGCTTTCATTAATCAAGCTCGTCAAATGGAAGCTATTGTTCTAGATCAATCCATTAAAGGTGGGTGGGTTCGTAATTTCTTACTTGCTTTTCATGATGGATCTAAATACAATCTCTTTGCTCTTGAGTGTGATTGGTGTACAAACACAACTCCAGCAGTGGAGACACAACTTGGACAAGAAGGAAAAGCAAGAACAGTTGTTTGGGAGGGTAATAGGATTAGGCGTCGTGATCCCTATAATCTTATCTTTGATACTCGTTATGTGCCAGCAGAAATGCACACTCGTGGTGAGTTCGCTGGTTATGTTGAGCTCTATTCTAGAGCTGAATTAAAGCAGTATATTGAATCTACAGCTAATAAACAGATACAAAATGTACGCCCAGCACTAGAATCTCAGTATGGAGGAGGACAACTTAACTCCTCATACTCCTCTTACTACATTCCAACTCTTAATCCTGAAGCCCTTGTAGCCTCTGATTCATATTTAAAAACTACAAATTGGATGGCTTGGGCAGGATTGATTGCAGAGGGAAATGCATCAAGAATTAACTACTCTAATATCTATGAGAAAGCTACAATCTACGCTCGTATCATTCCTTCAGATTTCGGAATGCGAGTACCACAACCGAATACTCCGCAGATTTGGAAGTTAGTTTTTATTAATCGTCAAGTCTTAATTGTAGCAGAAAGACAGACGAATGCACACAATTTCCTTCCAATGATTTTTGGACAGCCTAATGAACATGGATTAGGCTATCAAGATAAGAGTGTAGCTCACAATGCAATTCCATTCCAATCTGTAGCTTCTACTCTCATCAATGCAAATATTGCAGCTCGTAGACGTGCAGTTTCTGATCGTGGTCTTTATGATCCGTCACGAGTACATAAAGCAGATATTGATTCTGATAATCCTGCAGCAAAGATTCCAGTAAAACCTTCAGCATATGGAAAACCAGTTTCAGAGGCTTACTATTCTATCTCATTTCGTGACGATCAATCACAAAATAACACAACAGAAATGCAAATGGTAATGGGTCTTGCAGACATTGCCAATGGACAGAATAGAGCGAAACAGGGACAGTTCACTAAAGGAAATAGAACTAAGTTTGAATTCCAAGATATCATGGGCAATGCTAATGCTCGTGATCAAATGACTGCAATGTTGATTGAAGATCAAACAATGACTCCTATTAAGGAGATCATTAAAACCAACATTCTTCAGTATCAGCCTCAAGCAATTCTTCTTGATAAGAGTAGAAAACGACTCATAGAAGTAGATCCAGTTGCTTTGAGAAAAGCTGTGATGGAATTTAAAGTTTCAGATGGTCTTGTGCCCTCTGAGAAACTTATTAGTGGCGATGAATTTGCACTTGCCTTGCAAGCATTTGGAAGTAACCCACAAATTGGAGCTGCATATAATATAGGTCCAATGTTCTCATATCTGATGAAAACTCGCGGCGCTGATCTTGAGCCGTTTGAGAAGTCACCAGAACAAATTGCATATGAGTCAGCAGTGGCAGCTTGGCAGAATACCGTAATGCAACTATTCAAACAGAACCCAGATGTTCAACAGAATCAACTTCCGCCGCAACCATTGCCAGAACAGTATGGATATAATCCTGCTGCACAAGAGGAGATGATGGAAAATGGCGGCGCCTAAATTTACTCGTTTCCTTGCGTGGGATCTCTCAGCTCAAGAAGAAAAGGATGGTTCCATTCTTACAGATCTACAACTTAAACGGATTCAATCTCTTCAATGTGAGGCAGCAGAGGAGATGCTGAATTTGGAGTTAGATTTAAAAGATCCAGGAGTTTTTGCAACACGTCATGCTTTTCTTTCTGGTAAGGTACAGTTATCACAGCAGTTGATTGATTCACACATGGACGCAATAATTCAAATTAACACATCACTCTCGGAAAAGGAGTAACAAATGGGCGTTATGGATTTCTTTCGCACAGCTAAAGCACCTGAACCATTGCAAGGTGCAGCACAAGCACAAGAAGCAGCTGCTAAGAAAGCTGCTGAGGATGCAGCTGCCGCAGCAGCATTGAAAGCACAAGATGATAAAAAAGGCACAGAATCCCCGCTAGATAAGTTTTCTGATGTATTTAAAATAGATCCTAGTGAAGGTGAAGCTCCTATTTTTAATATCGATCCAGTTAAGTTAACTGAACAAGCACAGAAAACTAATTTTATAAATTCCATTCCTCCAGAAGCTCTTGTTGAAATGGCTAAAGGAGGAGAAGAAGGAGTTAAAGCAGCACTAAGTATTATTAACAATGTAGCGCAAAGTGGATATGCACAATCTACTCTGGTATCTGCAAAACTTGTAGAACATGCATTGAAACAGCAACGCCAGCAGTTTGAAGATGTGGTTATTCCACAGATGATGCGACAAATGAGTGCTCAACATGCTTTAGCAGACACAAATCCTGCGTTGAGTCATCCAGCTATCGCACCAGTGGTATCAGCAGTTCGCGATCAACTCGCAAAGCAGCACCCTGATGCCTCACCGAAAGAAATTTCTGCGATGGCTCAGGATTTTATTTCTGCATTTGCCACAGCTGTAAATCCTCCTAAGGATACAAAGCAGCAATCAGGCAAAGAGCCCAAAGAAACTGATTGGAGTGCCTTTCTTTCCTCATAGGAGATTTACATATGTTCGTTCGTCCGCTAGTATACGGAGTTGGAGGAATGCCACGACCAGCACGTCCTGGAGATGGCATTAGTAATCCTCAGCTTGTTGCTCTTACTGCTGATTCTAACCAAGTAATGGGTATTCCTGCTATTGCTGCAGGTATCTATAAGCGAACTATTACTTCGGCTAGGACTGATACTACGGCTACAGCTGCTGCTATTCTTGCAGCTATGCCTAATATGGATGTAGGAGATTCTTTCCTTGTCCTAGTAAATTCAATCGGAAACACTCTCACTCTTGCAGGTGGCACAGACGTTACAGCTTCAGGTACTCTTACTGTTGCAACTGCTACGTCACGGTGGTTCCTCTTCACTAAGACTTCTGCCACTACGATGACTCTCATCGGTCTGTAATAGGAGAATATAAATGTCCACTGGTCTTTTTACTACCTCTAATCTAACCACTGATCTTGCAAAGAAATCATTTGCAGGAATGATTACACGACTGATGCCAAATGGAAGTGCAACTCTGTTTGGTTTGACGTCGATGCTGCAAACAGAAACTGCTGTTCAAGTTGAGCATGGGTTCTTCTCTAAAACAATGCTCTTCCCGCAGTTTCAAGTAACAGCGGCTGGTCAAGCAGATGTTGATATTGTATTCGATGTTGTTTCAACCGCTAATCTACTCCCCGGTATGATTATGCGAGTTGACAGCACCGGTGAGAACATAATTGTTAATCAAGTTCTCAATGCCACGCAAATTGCTGTTACTCGTGCTGTTGGTACTGTGGTTGCTGCTGCTATTGGTGCTAACGTCTATGCTTACCAAGTAGGTAATGCCTTCGAGGAAGCTTCTCTGCGTCCAAATGCTCTGAACATCAATCCTGTTCGGATCACGAATCTGACGCAAATCTTCCGTAATACTTGGGCTATCTCTGACACGATTCGTCAAACGATGATGATTGCTGGAGATACAAATGTTATGGAATCCCGGCAAGATTGTGCAGCTTTCCACGCTGCCGATATTGAGAAAATGCTGATTTTTGGGCAGAAGTCTCAGGGAGTTCGTAACGGTCAGCCTTTCCGTACTGCTGATGGACTAATTAATATTGTTCAGAATCTGACGTATTATCCGTCCTATATGAGTGCGGTTAACAGCTTCACTGCTGGCGCAACCACCAACTTCACGCAACTTGAAGGTTTCTTGGATCCAGTTTTTAATCAAGCTACAGATCCTAAAGTTGCCAATGAGCGCATTCTTATCGTTGGTGGTACAGCTCGTAGAGTTCTAAATGGTATTGGTCGTCTTAATGGCACATATCAAATGATGGACGGTCAGACTTCGTGGGGGCTTCAATTCTCCACATTCAAAACCTCCCGTGGAACTTTCCGTTTGATCGAACATCCTCTCTTTAACAGCAACACTAGCTGGCAAAAACTGGCTATTGCTGTTGATCTGAGCACCTTCCGTGTTGCCTACCTCGGCGATCGTAAGACTCAGAATAAAGAGTTCAACATGGATGGAGACGTCTCTGATAACGGCATCGATGCTGTTGGTGGAACTCTTACTACTGAAATCACTACGGTAGTTAAGAATCCTCCTGCTAACTCAGTGGTGTTTAATCTTACAGCTCCGGCTGCTGGTTAATCTCCCCCGAGAGCGTAGTCTTCGACCAGTTCCTACGTACCAAAGAACTGGCTTTTTAATCTCTCACTTGGGGAATCAAATGTCTGAAACTAATATTGACAATATTACTGCAGAAATTCTAGCAGATCAACGGTCACAGGCACAGAAAGAGGCAGCTCTTTCTAAAGCCACTATTGCTGTTAATGCAACTAAAGCTGTTGGAGACGAGCAGTTGAAGGAAGGGAAGCTGAGATTGTTTCGTTGTACTATGAAGAACTCTCAGTTTGTTACTCGTGCCGGTAAGTACATTCA